TTCACTACATTAATTTGAGATCTGCACACGGTACACAGAAAGAGCATATGGATGTTGTGGCAAAGGCAAGATCTATATTTGTAGAACAATTTCCTTCAGTTTCAGAAGCACTTGAGTGGGTTTAATTATGGCAATTAATGATGACATCAAAATCACTATCAACCTCAATGAGTTGGTAGAAGTAAGAGCAAAACTCTTATCTCAGTATGAAGATTACTCAAATGCCGTATCATCTGGTGAGTATCTTGATGAAAATGATATAGATAGAATAGCAGTTAAACTAAGAGATACACTTACTTGGGATTCACTCTGGTTCATGGTAGATGGTGCTATCTTAGATTATATGGGTTTAAAAGATCCAAATAAAGCTCATTATGGTGAAACTGCTGGTGATGAACCTGCTAAAACTTATGAGAAGAACAGACAACAGTTCAAAATGGTTAAGTTGGAATCACCTTCATGGACAATTGAAGTACCTATGAGGAAGAAGTAAATGCCTTTATATCCTGTAGTAAATAAAAAAACAGGTGAAGAAAAAGATATTGTAATGAGAGTTTCTGAGTATGAAAAATGGCGAGAAGAAAATCCTGATTGGGATCGGGATTGGGTGAAAGGAGTTGCTGGTGTTCGTAATCCAAATCGTGATGCCTCTGCTTATGGTTCAGATGCTATTTGTGATGATCTTGGATATGAGGATAAAAATAATAGTCTTGCTACCAAGTATACTAAAGATGGTCAAATACATGGACGAAACTTTAAACCAATACCTAAAGGAGTAGAAGCAGCAAGAAATAATAGAACACCAGCAGCAACTAATTTTTCCGTATAAACTTAAAATGGCAACATATCCAGTAGTAAATAAAAAAACAGGCGAACAGAAACAAATCGCAATGAGCATTCATGAATGGTCTAAGTGGTGTGAAGATAATCCAGATTGGACTAGAGATTGGTCTGATCCATCAACATTGCCTGGTACTGGGGAAGTTGGTGAATGGAAGGATAAATTGAGAAAGAAAGCACCTGGTTGGAATACTATTTTGAAGAGAGCACAAACAGCAGCTCCAAGAAATGGTACAATAAAACAAGTTTAACATTATGCCCAGAAAAAAGAAGGTTGAACAACCTATTGGGGTTGGATTGACGACCAAACAAATAAAAAGAAAGAAACCAATTAATACCGATTATCTTGTTGATATTCAACCATTAACAGATAATCAGAAAAGATTGTTTGATTCCTATAAGGAGCAAAAACATCTCATTGCTTATGGTATTGCTGGCACAGGTAAAACATTTATTACCTTATATAATGCAATAAAGGATGTTCTTTCTACAGATACCCCATATGAGAGAATCTATTTGGTTCGTTCATTAGTATCTACTCGTGAAATTGGGTTCTTGCCTGGTGATCATGAAGATAAGGCAGATATCTACCAGATTCCATATAAGAATATGGTGAAGTATATGTTCCAGATGCCTTCTGATGCGGATTTTGAGATGCTCTATGGCAACTTAAAGGCACAAGAAAGTATTAAGTTCTGGAGTACCTCGTTTATTCGTGGCACAACATTAGATAATGCTATCGTGATTGTAGATGAGTTTCAAAACCTCAATTTCCACGAATTGGATTCTATCATCACTCGTGTGGGCGAAAACTCAAAAATTATGTTCTGTGGTGATGCTAGTCAGAGTGATCTTACTAAAACCAATGATCGTAATGGTATTGTTGACTTTATGACTATCTTGCGTAAAATGCCCTCTTTTGATATAATAGAGTTTGGTGTTGATGACATCGTTCGTTCTGGACTTGTCAAAGAATATATTATTGCCAAACTTGAGAATGGAATGTAATGTTTGATCATGTTGATTTAGATCTCCAACCTCTTGAAAGAGAGCATATTGATGGAGTTCGTTATTATAAGATTCCTGATGAGGATGAACTCGTCAAAATGGTTTCTATTACTTCAGTAACCAGTCATTTTAATAAAGAGATTTTTATTAATTGGCGAAAGAGAGTGGGTAATGAAGAGGCAGATAAGATCACGAAAGCGGCTACAGGTCGTGGAACTGATATGCATACTCTTACAGAACACTATCTAAAGAATGAAGATTTACCTGAAGTGCGTCCCATTTCGGACTTTTTATTTAAGATTGCCAAGGGTAAATTAAATAAAATAAACAATATATACGCTCTGGAAGGACCGCTATATAGTAAAGAACTAGGTATTGCTGGAACAGTTGATTGTATTGCTGAATATGATGGCGAGTTAGCGATAATAGATTTTAAGACATCTAAGAAACCTAAACCACGAAACTGGATAGAACACTATTTTGTTCAGTGTATGGCATACGGATGTATGTTGTATGAGATGAAGGGAATATCAATTAAAAAATTAGTCATTATTATGGCATGTGAAAATGGTGAGTGTGTGATTTATGAAGAACGAGACAAAGCGAAGTACATTAAACTTCTCGGAAAATACATTAACAAATTTGTTAAAGATAAACTGGAACTCTATGGAACCAAATAAAGAATTAGAAAAGGCGATAGAGAGTAAGTTTCTCACACCTCAAAAGTTTGCTATGGAAATCGAAAAGATAGTAGCAGAAGAAAAATTTAATTATATTGACGCAATATGTTATTATTGTGAAACTAATAATATTGAGGTAGAATCTGTATCTAAACTTATTTCAAAACCTCTGAAGGAACGACTGAAATGGGATGCAACTCGTCTTAATTTTATGAAAGCAACTTCTAAAGCCAAATTACCCATATAATGCCAATACAACCTGCTTTTCCTACTCCAGTTTATTTACAAAAAGCTTTTGATGACCAGTATGAAACAATTCAAAAAGAGCTTTGGGATACTTATAATTCATTAAATTTTTATCATAATGAAGTTGATAATGATCATGATTTAAGTCTAGGTGAAGATGGGTCTTTATTTACTGAGAACGTTTTAGACAGATTTAATTGTACTAATTTTTTAAGTTTTATCCATGATAATTTAATGCAGTTTATGGATGAACTGGGTTATAATGGTAACAGGGAGTATTATGTACTACATTCGTGGTTTACTAGAACTCTTAAAGGGCAACATGCACCTTTACATGATCATGGTAGTATTGACGTTTCTGGAGTTTATTATTTACAAACTAATCGAAAAGATGGTGATTTGATATTTTATAGTCCTCATAGGAATTTAGTTTCTAGTTTTTTATATTCTATTGTGGATGGGACACAAGGATTGCCACCAGATGAAGGACTACTTGCTTTTTGGCCAGGATTGTTGTATCATACTACTGAAACAAATAAGACTGATAGTGTTCGTATCAGTGTAAGTTTCAATATTCAATTCGCACGAGATGGATTTACTTTACAAAATGCCAACACAAATTGATTTATTACATCACCGCCTACAGGCGATTTTGCGTGATTATAATATGCCTGATCTTGAGTATATTGGAGAACGCAAGAGTTGGAAAAGTGGTGAAATGGTACACTGGTATCGTATAGGAAAAGCAGAAGTTCCTATTGATGCTATAACTGAATTTGATACGGAGGAAAACGATGAAGACTAGAATAGCAGGTGCTCAAATCCCAGTAGGATCGGATATTGAAGTTAACAAAAAAGAAATACTTAAGGCACTTGATTGGGCAAAAGAAAATAATGTAGAGCATTTATTAACTCCAGAGGGATCATTGTCTGGATATTGTACCGATTGGAAGCGGAAAATGCCTCAATTATTTGATGCTTTAAACGAGGTAGAAGATTATCAGAAAAAATGTGGAGTAGCTCTTCATTTAGGGACTAATTTTCAAGAAAGAGAAGGTAGAGGTGATATTTTTAAAAATCAAATAAGGCATTATAATAATAAAGGACATCTTAATGGAGTAACAAATAAAACATTTGTTTTGGCTGATGAAGGAGTTTTGGGGAGAAATAATGATGAGGAACCTATGGTTTCTGTTCCCATATATGTTAACGATTCAAATTTAGTTTTATCTCCCTCTACTTCACAAGCAACTCCTCATGCATTTGCTATTGGTTTAATATGTAATGATATGTGGGGTGCTAATGATTTAGATAAAAGTGCTCTTGTTCTTGAAGTTGCTGGTAATCATCCAGAAATACAATTAATTTTTCATGCTACTAATGGTAGAAAATTTGAAGACCATGATTTTAGATGGGATATTTTTAATGATTGGCACAACAGTGTTTTAAGATTAACATCTATGTTTGTATACCCTATTCTTACAGTTGATTCTTGTACTCCGTGGAATTGGGATGGTAATGAGGATACTGTTGATAAATGTAAAACTTCTAGTCAAAGTGGTGTTGTTGATTATACTGGTTGGTTAACTGACGTTCCTAGAAGAGGTCGTCAATATTTTTACCATGATTTGGATGTATCATCAATATATGCTAGTAGAATGGATAAATTCTTTAAAGAAAACAACATAGAACCTTTTGAATATGAAATCGACAATTAGAATAGCAGGTGCTCAAATCCCAGTAGGATCGGATATTGAAGTTAACAAAAAAGAAATACTTAAGGCACTTGATTGGGCAAAAGAAAATAATGTAGAGCATTTATTAACTCCAGAAGCATCTCTTTCTGGATATAGTACTCAATGGAAAGTAAACTATAGGCAATTATCTGATTCTTTAACTGAGATTGAAGAATATCAACGTAATAGTGGTGTAGGTCTTCATCTTGGTACTTATTTTAAAGAACGTGAGGTTGGTGGGGATATTTTTAGAAATCAGATACGGCATTATAATAATAAAGGGGATCTTATTGGAACAACAAATAAGACTTATGTAATTAAACCAGATGAAGGTGTTATTGGTAGGGATGTTGATAGTAATTTGACTGGTATACCTATAACTCCTAATAAATTTGCAGTTGGTACAATATGTAATGATATGTACCAGAAAATTTTTACTGAAAAGGATTCAATAGCACATGAATTAGTAGGAAAGGATGTTGATGGATTAAGTTTAGTTTTTCATGCTACTAATGGTAGAAAATTTGAGGATAATGATTATAGATCTGATGCTCATTTTAATTATCATAATAGTATAATGCATATGTCTACTATACATAATCATATTCCTATTTTAACTGTTGATTCATGTACTTCTTGGGAATGGAATGGTGATGAGGATCGGGTTAATGTATTCTCAACTTCTAGTCAAAGTGGTGTTATTGATTTTAGTGGGTGGTTAACAGATGTTCCTAGAAAGGGTCGTCAATATTTTTATTATGATTTAGATATTTCTACTACGTTAGAACATAAGATGATACAATATTATAATGATAATGATTTACCAACATTTGGAGTATTTTAAATATGTCTGAAACTATTAGAATAGCAGGTGCTCAGATACCAGTTGGTACTGATATACAAGTTAATAAAAAAGAAATATTTAAGGCACTTGATTGGGCTAAAGAAAATGAGGTTAATACAATACAAACTCCAGAAGGTTCCCTTTCTGGATATGCTAATGATTGGATATCAGATTTTGATGAATTAAAGGATGCTGAAAAGGAAATTAAAGATCATCAAAGAAAATGTGATGTAAATCTTTTGATGGGGACTTGTTTTAGAGAAGAGGAACCTGCTGGTTTTTTGAATAGGAATGAGATTAGATATTATAATATACATGACAATGAAAATAATCCTGAAAATCTTCCATTGATTATATTAAAAAGTTATTGTATTCCACATGATAATTGTGTACGTAGAGCAGCAAATCAAGGAATTCAGTCTTTTAATATTCCTTCTGGTAAAACTTACGAAGAGTCTAGACCTCTTAAATGTGCTGGTTTAATATGTAATGATATGTGGGGTGCTATAGAAGAAGAAGGAGTGCCTATTAATGAGTTATTAGTAAAAGAGGATTTGGATATTGTATTTCATTCTACAAATGGTATAAAATTTAGTCCTAATGATAAACGTCAAGATGCTTTTGACGTTTATCATGATGGATTTTTGCGTATGACTGCTTTAAAAGCATCTACTTGTATTCTTACTGTTGATTCTTGTACTACATGGTGGTGGGATGGAAATGAAAAGGATGTTGATTTTGTTAGAACTTCTAGTCAAAGTGGAGTTCTTGATTTTAGTGGATGGTTAACAGATGTTCCTAGAACTGGTCGTCAATATTTTTATTATGATTTAGATGTTTCTCTTCGAGGCAAAGAAAAATTTGATACTTATGATAGGGAATTGAGAGATGATCCTACTTATGCATGTAAATTATGGGGTACTTGGAATCCTAATAAAAATCATTCTTTCCCATACTCAACAAATGCGTTTTTGAAAAAGAATTAAGTTTTGAAAGTGACTCCCTTTGAGACCTACCGTACATACTTATCGATGAAAAGTCATTTTACTAATCCTAAGTATGACTTCATTAAGTATGGTGGTAAATCTCGTGCTACAATAACATCATTCAATAAAAGAAAGGATAAGTATTGGTTTGAGAAAACTTCTAGAAAGTATTCAGATCAAGAAGTAATAGATTTCCTTTTATCAAATTTCGTAAACGCTACTAACCCACAGAACTTATGGATTGGAGAAATTATCAATTCTGGAGAAAGAACATACGCAGAATGGAAAATGAGGCAACAGAGTTTGACGTATATGTTCAAGGAACAATCAGAGAACTTACTCTTAGACAACGACTTAGAGAAAGTATTCAGTTGCTCGAAGGGTCATCCACCAGTACTAAAAAAGTATCTGGGTGGAGAGATTTCGTTAGAGACACTTTCTATTCTGGAAAGAATTTTCTCTTTCCAGAAAAATTTTGATAAGAAATTAACTGATCCTGTATGGGAAACCGTAAGTATGAAATTGAAAAAGTATTTACCTTTCCTAAATATTAATGTGTTCCAATTCAAAAAAATCTTAAGGGGAATTGTAAATGAGTGATTTTTTTAAATCTAACATTGTACGAGAAGAACTTGAAGATATTAACAGATTACAAGCTGTTATATATGAAGATTCACAGAACTATGGTTCATTGAATCGTGATGAGAAAGTGGAACACATTGAGAATCTAACTGAATTGTTAGAGAAGCAGAGGGTTATGTATACAAGGTTATCCTTGTCTCAAGATCCTCAAGCTATGAAAATGAAATCTGATTTGGAACAATCAGTTACCTTATTGGGATTCCCAAAAGGTACTGACATATCCGTATTATTCAGTGGTATGACACAAACAATCGAATCTCTTAAAGAGAGAATTGACGATTGATCAAATCTTTGTTATAATAAAATCAAATCCAATTAAATCCAAATTAATCCGAGGAAATCCAAATGTCTTTTGCATCTTT